TCATCAAAAGCGATACCGAGTTTCTTCATGCCACCTGCAGCAGTGTTAGCAGCTGCTTCGCCAGCGCCACCAAAGTTAGTTTCAAGAGTTGCCAACACTTCTTCAAGGCTTGCGCCGTCTTTGATCATGGTCTTAAGTTCAGGAGACAGGGCCTGCAAACCTCGCATGTTTCCTGCATACGCTTTAGCCAGGGCGTCAGAAACGCTTTCAAGGTCCTTGCCGGTACCAGCAGATATATCTATCGCAATGTTCAGCAGGTCTTGAGCTTTCGTGACGTCTTTCGTGGCGACAACTAAAGCCTGTAACGCTGGCCGAGCGTCGCCGTCAGACACAGCGACAGACTGCCCAAGGCTAGAGATATATTCTTCTACGCCCTTGATCTGTTTGTCGGTAGCTTTAGTGCTGGCTTTAATCTGTCGGGCCAGCGACGCCTGTGCAGCTTGATCTTCAATGGCCGCAGATACAGCAGAACCGATAACGGCAGTCACAGCACCTAAAGCGGCAGCGGCAGGCACAGCAGCTTTCTTAATTAGAAACTGTGCTTTCTGCCCGGCTGTCTCAAGTTTCTTAAACTCTTTGATGGCTTGCTTAATACCGACGTCTTTAAACTCGGTAATCAACGGGATAGTTATGCCAGCCATGCCTAGAACCTTAGTTTCTTATTTGTTTTCTCGTTCACATAATCAACCAGTTCAGCAAGATTCTTTGTGACTTCATCTTCTTTGCTTTCGGCAGCAGGCCACATAGTTCGGGACGCTCGAGCAAAAAGGTCTAACTGTCGTGACAACCTATTGGGGTTTTTGCGTCCGGCAATGTCAAAAACGGCAGGTGCAATTTCTCGCTGTGTCACAGTCAAAAAGGCTGTCTTGCTAGGGCGTACCTGTACCTTGACGCCTTTGACCGCTTTGTTTTGCGACCAGCCAGGGACAACACGACCTTTCTTTTTGCCCCAAGGACGTGCCAAACCAGACAAAGGTGCAAAACCGTTACGACTAGACGCCTCATTAAGTCGAGCTTGAGCGTCTTTAACTATCGGGTCAACAGCAAACTTGGCTTTAGAGCGAAACTCTTTAAAAATTTCAGGCTCAGTCTTTTTGAGCAGCTGCACGGTGTCTCGAATACCAATGACTTCTACGTTAGTCTGTACGCCCGCCATTATTGTTTCCTCTGGTCATTGATTACTTTAAAGACTGTAGCAAGGTCGTTATGCTCAAAAGGTATGTTTGGCGGCCAGTAGCCAGTTTCCACTAGCAGAACGGCTAAGGCGTAGCTGTAGTGGCCTCTGCGAAAGGGGTATCAGCCTCAGTGTCTACTACCTCAAGGACAGTCAGTTTCTTTATAAAGTCGTCAAGGACTACTGGCACGACAACGCCGTTTTGCTGTAACGCCGTATGAGCCATAAAAGCAAGATCTTCCATGCCGATACCGTTGGCAATGTTGCTGGCTTTAGTTTTAAACTTGCGTTCCCAAGCAACAATGGTAAATAGGTTTGTAGAGACTTCTATTGGGCCGTCGCCCTGGTCAACTCGTAAGGTCAGTTTCATGTCGGGTCCTTTTGTTAAGGGTTAAGATTAGCTTGTAGCGGTAGTGAGCGTTCCACCCTGGAACGTCAGCGTAAGAGTTGACAGCTCGCCTAAAGTGGCGTTAATCAGAGGCAGTTCAGCAAAGTAGCAGTTGGTCAAAGTGAACTTTGGTGCTGTCGCTGTAGGAGTCGCAAGGCCAGCAGCGGTAGGCGAGATCGTGACGGTAGTCTGTGTCCCGACAAGGGCCGCAAGTGTGGCGTAAGTTTCGCTGGCCGCATAGGACATGAAAAGTTCTACCTCAAAGGTGTGATCTGTCAAGCCTGAGACATAAAACGAATCTGTAGAACCGAAAGCACTGCTGTTTTGAGGCTGCGTCACATAGGTCATAGTGGCGCTCGTACACTGATCGGTCAGGTTGACGGCGTTAATGGTGAGCGCTGGGTTTGAAAGATAAGTACTGGTTGCCATGAGTTAATCCTTTGGTTCGTCGGTAGTAGTTTTAGCAGATTTTTTGGCAGCAGTGTCCACCACAAAACCGCCAGCAATAAGCGCTTCAATCTTGACGCCTTCGCCCGGCACAAACTCGTCGCCTGGTGTACCTACTCGAGGTGAAACAATCTTGTAGGTCATGGGGCCGCCTGTGCTTGTAGGGATATGTCTAGATCGTAGCAGGGGAAGTCTTGCCCGCCGATAGATATGAAGCCAGGGCGTCCAGCTGTGACGCCAACTTTTTTCGCAAGCATTGCGGCGGTGATGCTTAAGATGTTACGCATTGCGTCTAGGTTGCCCGGTCCAAGCGATATTACTTTGACAGCAAACGTCATTTTAACTATTGCCGATGACCAGCTGTCAAAAGTAGGGGCGTCAAGAAAGACACAAGGCGGGTTTATCTTTTGCGGGTCTGTTGTTACTCGAAGGTTCGTGATCGTTGCCAAGGTCGTAATGAGGTCGTCTATGGCCTCGTTAAATAGGTCTGTGTAGACGGTCATGCGACAGCTGGCTTTGGGATTCCTGCAAGCTGTTTAATGATCGGGCTGAGTCCTGTAGTTGGCACATTGCCCATACCGTCAAAGCTTGCAAATTGGTCTACTGAGCCTCGCTGGCGATACAGGGCGCCTGCATACATTGTCGTAGCAAGCGTTACTTGTGTACCAGGTGAAGTAGTCAGGCTGTCTGTATACCCTGCTTCTTGCCTGCGAAGATAAATAAAATTGTTTGCAGCGTTAGCGCACTGAGTATGAAAAGCAGTTTCGTCAGCGCCTGCAAGGTCTATGCCTAGCCAAGTTGCTACTGCAGGACCGTTAATCCAAGTGCAGGTTTGCGTATGGGTGAGCGTCCCCTGTGGTATGACAGGAAAGCGATTGGTGTCTGTGCCAGCGACATAGTAAAGCACCTGATTAGGTATCGGGTTGCTGGTGTTGTAAAGCAGGTCGCCGTCGCTGTCTACGCCAATAAACTCGTATTGAGGCATAGCGTAAACGGTTTTGACGCCGTTAAAAGTTGCCGAGACACTGGCGACGGTAATGCTTTCGCCCGGTTCAATTTCAGGGTTGGTCAAAGTTTGAACAACTGCATAATTGCTTATCAGTTGAGCAAAGATGATTTGGTAAACAGCCATAGGCGGTTACGCCGCCTTTCGACTATGCGGTTGTGATCGCTTGAATGCAGACAGGAATGTTTGCGAAAGTTGCGATGTAGCCGTAGAAGGTTACGTTCCTGCCCAGAAGCTCTGCGTCCTCATTGCTCATGATTCCTCTGATGTCCTCATAGAAGGAGAAAGCTGAGGTTGGTGAGCCTTTAGGAGTGTGAGCCACAATCATTGTGCCGGAAGCAAAGTTGTTGCTAACTACGACTTCAAGGCCGAGCGGGTTCATGCTGTTGTAGTTCAATCCAGTTGAACCGCCAAGGCCGTTGGTGACGATGTTGTTGTTAGCGCCGACATAACCAAACAAAGGACGCTTATCAACGTCTAATTGACGGCCCAATTTTTCCCATACGTTTGGCGCGCAGTAAATGTGGGTTGGGAAGTAGTTAGTGTCCTCAGCCATTTCTCGAGCGGCGTCATACAAAGCGTCGACTAGTGAGGTTGGGTCAGTCTGTGCAAAAGTCCATGTGCTACCAGACGCTGTTGCTGCTGACACTAAAGCGTCAGAGCAAACGTCGTCCGTGCGGATCATGTATTCGCCAGTGAGGTCGTTAATGATCGTCTGCAACGCTGGAATTGCCGTGAAGTCAATGTCCTGTTGGGAAATGAACACGCCGCCAGCTTGAGTAGATTTTGTGACGGTGTTAGCGCTCAAAGTCATTTTGGTTGACGAAACGGCTGAACCTTCTGTTTGCGTTGACACTGATGTGTGTTGCGAAATTTTTGTGCGAGTAAAAGTCTTAGATGGGGTAGACGGCATTGCCGATACGCCCAGCGCTGTAACCGTAGGCCTCATGAAGTTCAAATCTTGGATGACAGGCCCGAGCAGTCTCTGCTCTAACAATCCAGCGGTATCAGTCGTCAAGTCCTGAGCCAAAGCAAACTCGTAAGCCGATGACTTCTCAAGCAAGTTCTCTTTAAAGGCACGGTTGACTCGTACCCAAGTGTCGCCGCCTTGATGCATGGCTGCCATGTATTCGGCTGCCGAAGGCATAGCAAAACCTCTTTTAGGTTGAGCAAAAATTGGTGTGGTTGGAATTGTGGCCTCTGGTGCTGCGGCTGCTTGAATTTCCATTGGGGTTTTGTCCTTTTCGGTTTCGGTTTCAGGTTCTGTAACTTCTTCTTCGGCTTCTTCGTCAGGTGCAGACGCCGCTACTTGGGTGATCGTAGCACCTTCAAAAGCAGGTGTGGGAACTAGCGACGTCTCTATCCAAGCAGCGCTTAAGATGATCATGTCGCCGTTGTCGTCATATTTAAAAGTGATCGGGTTGACGCCTACAGACACAGAGTCCAGTACGCCGTCGGCGGCTAAAACTAGGGCCTCGTCGCCTAGACGGGTGTTGCTGATCTTGGCTGTGAACATCATGCCTTCGGCGGTGTCTACACGCTCGGTGACAAGGCCGACGGGCTGTGTTGAGTCGTGGTACATGAACAGTTTTGGCATTTTGCCTGTCGTAGGAAGACTGCCCGGTGCGAAAGAAATGCGTGTGCCGTCTTGAACTGTAGCAAAAGTGTTGTAAGGAACCGCTGTGCCAGTAATGGTGCGTCGAGCTGGTTCGCCGGGTGCGGCAGCGTCAAGGGTGAAGTTAGACAAATTAAACTTAATCATGCGAGGCTCTCCTGAGTGTTTTCTCTTGGCATATCATTGTTACCATATTCGGGCATTGTGTAGTCCATTAGGTATTTTCTAAAGTCAAATTCGCAATGGGTTCCCCTAGGCAACTGTTGACTTAAGGCGGCGGTTATGGCGTCGGCGTACATTGACAGACCGAAAGTCCATAGATCAGACTTGGCGCTTTGGCTGTTTGTGTAGGCGTAGGAACCTGTAGAAATACCCAGCAGGTATGGCGGCACGTTGCACAGTCGAGCGCATTCCAGAGCCTGATAGTTAGCGGCGTCAATCAAAAGCATTTTGTCGGGCGTCGCTGTCGTTTCTGTGTACGTCAAAAACTCGTTTAGTGCTGCAGTTTGGTTAGTTGCTCGGGCCGCATTAAACGCCGCCGATAGGTCTGCTAATTCGGTTGCGCTCAAAGGCTCGCCGCCAGTCTGCTTTAAGACTCCAGCAGGGATAGCGCTAGAGCTGTTGCGATACCGGGCTTCTTCAAGTTTTAGGGCCGTAAGGATTGTTTGCTCGCTCATGTAGATCATGCCCTGAGTAGGTGACAGGATTTGCACGACATCTTCGGTCGGTATTTTGTTGCCGTTGAAATAGATTTCGTCAGACTTACCGAACCATACGGGTTCAGACATGTCGGTTGAGGTCACAGAACCTTGAGGCAATCTTGTAGCTGAGGCCATGTAGCCGTCAGCGGTCCGAGCTGTTATGTAAAGAAAAGCACGACCAAAGAAAAAAAGATCGTCAAAAACCCAAGGGAACAAAAAGTTGTTTGGCATTTTGGGGTCTAACTGTGACAGCCATGATCTAGGCGCAAGCGGTACTTGCTCCATTTCTTGACCGTTCCAAATTTCGGTATACATCTTTAAGTCCATGCATGCCAGGACTGAAGCCATAAGGTCACGGGAGCGAGAGATTGCTGCTACCGACATGGCTTTGTTTCGGGCCTGCCCAGCTGAGTAGTTGTAAAAGTTGCCTACGCCTTTGTTGTTTT